CACGGGGAATCAAAATTGACGAAAGGCGCATGGTGATCATGCTTCGCCAGATGCGCACAGGCACCAATTATGTTCGGCTGCCGGGCGGTGCTGGCTGCTTTAGGGCTGGCAGTGTGCAGGCGGTGCAGTATGGCGCGGCGGTCTGCTGTATGCTGGCATAGGGCAGGCGGGCGGCGCTGGCATGGTATGCAGCAGGCCGGGCGGCGGGGTGCTGGCCGCTGCAGGTGGTGCGCGGCGGGCGCTGGCTGCTGCAGGCGGTGCAGTGTGAGCGGCCCGGCAAAGCAGGCAAAAAGAAAAAGGCCGGGGCGGCGGCGCGTTGTGCGTCGGTCGTCCCGGCCTTTTCTGCTGCTGTTGTCGCCCCGGTGCAGGGCTGTTTTTGCTGTTTGCCGAAGGGGTCAGATTCTTCACTTAACGGCATATCGCTGCAGTGGTAAGGGTTAACTAGGCTATATGCCGCCCCAGTAACCCCCTATAGTCCCCCTTCTTCCCCGCTTTTCACGGTTTCACGGAATCGCCGCCCACGGAATCAGCCCCCGGCAAGTCGTCCAGCGTCAACGGCTGGCCCTCTTTTGCCATACGTTCCCGCACGGCCTGTAAAATATATCCCTGTATGCTTTGCCCAGACGCTTTTGCCGCGGCTTTTATTGCATTTGCTTCCGGTGTCAACGGTTTCAGGTTTATTTGCGTGCATTTTGCGTTGTATTTGTCGTTATTCAGTCTTTTTCTTGCCGATACAGCCATAATATTACCCCTGTTTATTTTTATATATAAAATATAGCATTTTCGCCCAACCCTGTACAGTGTCAATTTGCACAAAGCACGGTATAGGGTTTTGTGCAAAACGCAGAAAGCACGGTATAGGGCTTGACAGTCAACCCTGTACCGTGCTAGAGTAGTGCCACAGCGAGCGACACGGTACAGGGTTGCAAGCTGAATAAGCCGAAAGGAGAAAAGCCGCATGAATAAACACTTTTTCGAGCTGCCGAAAGCCGTCAAGCGTGCCGTTTGGGCCGCGCTCATGGCTGAATGGGCAAAGAAAAAAGCCGCCAACCGCACCACCGGTTGACAGCTCGCAAGATGGGATTTGAACAGCTCATCTTGCAATGATTTTACCAGTTTCCGCCGGTAAAGTCAAGCGGACACTTTGCAAGGGCTGCACCGCTCAACAAAGCAACCCATGCCCACCACCCCGCCGGGGTGAATCAAAACCAGAAGGAGCCGACACCATGACAGCATTTGACAAGAAAGTAAACCAGATCGCCGCCCGCCACGGCTGGAACATCTCCCCCGTTTCCGGCTGGTACATTCCCGCCTATTCCATCGTTCCGATGGATCGCAAAGAGCGCGACCAAATCACCGCCGCGCTGAACCGGTGCAAATCGTTTCATGTTGACGTTCTGCAGGCTTTCAGCGCTTGCGCATGGACTTGTACAATCTTGATCCGCGACCGGGCCGAATGGGAAGCGCTGCAGAAGCACCAGCGCACCGCCGATCTGATCCGCAGCGCCTTTATTGAAGCGTACCACTTCAACGGCCACGACGACCGCGGCGCGGTGAACGCCGCCCGCCAGAAAGCCGCCGAACTCGACGCGCTGGACATTTTCAGCGAGATTTACAGCATTCCGGCATGAACGCCGCCCCGGATACCTTGACGGGCCGCACCGAAAAGCGACCCGATCCCACGCCCCGACAATAGCCGGGGAAAAGCACGAAAAGCCACACCACGAAACGAAAAGGAGAAACAACCATGAAACGAATTTTGACCGCCGCCGCACTTGCCGCCGCGCTGCTGTCCAGCGCACCCCGCGCCGCTGCCGCCTGTCCCTACAAAGTCGGCCCGCTGGGCCGGTACATTGCCCCGGCCGTTGTGCAGGGCATGACCGCCACCGACGACGGGAACGCCGTTGAAGTCTGGTGCACCGACGCGCTGGACGGCGACGACTGGTTTTTTACCGTGGACAACGAAACCGATCTTCGGATTTTTGACCGGGTGCAACTGGTGGTGGATGCCGCCGGAACGCCGGACGATTTCAGCGACGACCGCGTTATTGATGCCCTGTATTGTCACGATTGCGACGGGATCGACGATTGAACGAAAGGAGCGCACAACATGAAAACCCTTGAAGAAATCCGCAACGAATGCCGCAACGAAAACCACGCCGCCCGCCGCCTGTTGTCCGCCGGGTTCCGGCTTGAGGGGTGGGACATGAACACGGGGCGGCGGATCGTCGCCCGCATCACGAACGAGAACACGAACGACGAACAGCGCGCGTTCTACGAGTTTCCCGACTATCAAACCGCCGCCGCTGAACTTCTCGCATGATCCCCGCCGGATACCTTGACGGGCCGCACCGAAAAGCGACCCGATCCCATCCACCCGGCCCCGCCGGGAAGAACCACAACAAAAATTGAAAGGAAGTATTTACCATGACGAACAATCAGATCATCCGCAACGAAGCCGCCCGGCTTGACCCTGCCACCCTGCACGCCATCGCCACCGCGCACCACACCCCGGACGAGATCGCCGCCATTGCCGCCGCTTGCACGACCACCGACGAGAACGGCAACGAACAGCCCGCCACCGTGGCCGATGTCGAAATCATGCTTGCAGCCGACGAGCTGCACACGTTCGACCACTGGAAGAAAGAGGGTAAGAGCGTCAAAAAGGGCGAAAAGCATCTTGTTTGCTGCTACCTCTGGAAGTACACCACGAAGCCCAGCAAAGAGCAGCGAGAAAAAGCAGCGGCAGAGGGTAAGGAAGCGGCCCCCGATCCGCATTACTACCCCACGAAATCGCACTTGTTCAGCTGCTTACAGGTTGAAAGCAGCAAGCCCGCCCCGGCTGGCCGGTTTGGATCGACCGCCGCAATTATTGAGTATAACAAGAAGCTGGCAGCCGAACGGAAAGCGGCCAAAGCCGCAAAGGAAGCCGCCGAAAAGGCAAAGGCCGAAGCCCCCGCCCCGGTCATCATCGAAGAACACCACGAGTTGCCGGAACTGGTGCACGTCGATCCGCTGCCCACGAAAAAGGCCGCGGCAAAGAAGAAGCCCGCCGGGCCGAACATGAAAGAACTGAAAAACGCTTTCGTCAAGAACTATTCCCGCCTGTACCAGACCGACGACGACCACGAAAGCGGCGAGTTTTGCGACGCCGTGGACAAGTTCGACGAAATGAGCGCCAACGATCCCCAGTTTTCCGCCACCGTCCAGAAGTTCAATAAATACATGGGCGACCTTATCAGCAGCGACCGCGAAGCCGCCGCGTTTGTAATGGCCCTTGACGATCTGGAAAAGGCAAAGATCCCCGAAATGGTTCCCAGTGTGCAGCAGCTTTGTTTTGCATAACACAAAACGGACACCCCAGCAGGGCCGCACCGCTCAAAGCGGCCCCGCCCCACTTCCCACCGGCACCCCGCCGGGGGATCGTCACGAAACACGAAAAACGAAAACAGGAGGCTTGAATTTATGTCTTGCATGATGCTTTCCCCCGCCCACATCGCCACCGTTGCGCACGGTCTGGCGTATCTGCTCAATCAATCCGAAATGTGCCAGCTTTCCGCCGCCGACGAATTGCGCGACGCTCTGGGCGCTTGCAAATACCCGCACGATTTTCTGTATGACGACCGTCGAATCTACCCCGTTCTGTACCGGCACAACGAAGCCGCGTATGAAGGGCGCTATAAGGCAGAGCCGGACGAAACCGACGAAGTGCCAGCCATTCCGGACAATGTGCCGCACCTGCTGCACCGTCTGGACTACAACGAGCATTATTTTCTCGATGCTGATTTCTTCAAATTCCTGAAGCTGCTTGACTGCTACATTTACCAGTGCGAAGAACAGGCCACGGCAGACACGAATTTACAGAAAGCGCTTGTAAAGACTTCAAACCACTTGTACGCATTCGCCGCCCAGCAGAATGCAGCATACAACGCCGCGCCGTGGTGCATCTGATCCGCGCCGGATACCTTGACGGGCCGCACCGTAAAGCGACCCGATCCCAGCCGAAAGGCACAACACGAAACACGAAAAGGAGCAAACGAATTATGACAACATACTATCCCATCAACGAAAATCTGGCCCGTGCTTCCCACGATATGCGCAGCATGAGCACCTACCCGGACGGCTATGCAACCAGAGAATACCGTGCCAGCGTGGACAAAGCCGCCGCGCTGGTCGAGGAAAAGAAGCAGAAAGTCAGCCCCTACTATCACGAAAAGCTGGACGCGCTTCTTGACAGCTACTCCCGCCGCCTTGCACAGTGGACGGACGACCACAACCGGAACGGCGCAAGCTGCCCCTCTGTGCTTGTGTGCGGTGCTGGCAACTTCCCGGTGCGGAAGAAGCAGAAGCAGAACGCCCGTGAGGATACGCTTTGGCACGAATATGAAGAAATCGAAGCCATCTTGACGAAAATCAAGGCGGTTGGCACCGGCCCCGTTGATCTGGCCGACCCCCACGCCCGCGAACTGCTCACGGATCAGCTGAACAAAGAGCAAGACCTTCTCGAATATTGCAAGGGTGCCAATGCCTATTACCGGAAGCACAAAACCTTGCGCGGCTATTCCAACATGAGCGACGCGGCAGCCGACGCGCTCACCAACCCGGACGCCTTTTCAATGAGCCTGTACCGCAAGCCCTACGGCGATTTTGAGTTAACCAGTATCCGCGGCAAGATCAAGCGGATTCAGACCCGCCTTGACGAACTCGACAAGGTACAGGCCGCCGCTGCATCCGGCCCCGTTGAGGATCAGCACGACGGCTACACCTACCGGGAGAACAACGAAATCATGCGCGTGCAATTCATCTTTCCCGGAAAGCCGGACGACGAAACCCGCGCCATGCTCAAAGAGAACGGTTTCCGATGGGCACCCAGTCAGGGCGCTTGGCAGCGCCAGCTTACCGCAAACGCCAAATATGCAGCGCACCGTGTCATGGAGTTTCTGGACGGCAACGAAAACGAATAATAAAAGCGGACACCCCAGCAGGGCCGCACCGATTCAAAGCGGCCCCGCCCCATCTTCCCGGCATAAATGTCGGGAACATCACGAAAACGAAAAGGAGCTATGAACCATGACAGCCAAACAGCAAAGCACCGAATCCGGCGGCGGTCTGCGCACCGTCACCCTCACCGCTGACCAGTGGAACACCCTGTATTTCTACCTTCTCACTTCCACGAAGTACCGCAACGGCGAAATTGAAGCGTGGGAAAGGCTGGCCCTTGAAACGAACGAGGACGGTTCCCCAAAGTTCATCCACGCCGCCGACAATGCGCGTTATCTCCGGGATCAGGAAAAGACGCTGCACGAAATCGCACAAAGCATCTGCTGACAACCCGACCCGCCGGGGAAAATAGGAGAATTGACTTCATTTTGTAGTCGGTTGAATGCCGATCCACTGCCCCGCCGGGGTGAATCACGAAAGGACGAAACGAATGTACTACTTCATTTACTGCAAAGGCCCCAACGAAAAGCGCTTCACGCTTTGCAATCCATGGAAAGGCACACGCGGCATGGGCAAAGTATATGCGCCGCGCTTCCTCAAGGATCAAGCCGACTATGCCGTTGCATGGATGGCCGAGCACAACCCCGGCTTTATCTTCCAGCGCCGCCCGGCACGCTGAACATCACCACCACGAAAAGGAGCAACGAACCATGACAACCAACGAACGCTTTCTCTCAGTCCTGCACAGGATCACTTCCTGCCGCCACTTAGCCACCGTCAACATAACGATCTGGAACAGACGCATTGAAGTCCGGCACACCGTTTTCGATGAAATGTACATCCTGCGCAGCTTTCCCCTGCCCAACACCCACAACGAATATTGCGTCTGCATGGCGGCTGCCTGCCGGTGTCTGTCCGACAAGCTGCTTTCGTGGGCAAGCGAGTACGACCACGGCAACGACGTTCTGAACAAGCAGTACGACACTGTGAACAAAGCCTTTCGCAAGCGCTTAGAGGAACAAGAATGACCCGTGCCCCGGTTCCATGCCGGGGCATCTTGTGATATACTTTCACTAACGAAATTGGACTTTTCAAGCACGAAAAGTTCAATTCCAGCAACGAATTTGCAAAAAAGGGGGCATTTTTACGAACGAAGTCGAATTTTTTGCACCTTGGCGTCTGGTTGCCAGTTTTGCCGACGGCACACGCGCCACGTTCGACGGACTGACCGAGGAACAGGCCCACGCCGCAATGGAAACTGCCCAGACCGAGCACGGCGACATTGGCTATTGGAACCGTGTCACGGATGTAAACTATGAGGACGGCCAGTATTGCGGCACCCTGCAGGAACCGCCCACGGTTCATGTTGTGGATTTTTCCGGGTATGACGGGCCGCTGGACGAAAACGGCTTTCCTGTTGGCCTGCCGAACGAAATCGCCGAGTACATGAAGCAGCACGGCGAACCGCCCACCGTTCCGAAAATCATCATCAAGAAAAACGAACCATAAACGCACGAAATCCCTCGACGGAATTACCCGCCGGGGGATTTCTGTTTTTGACGATTCGCAAGTTTGTTTTTCTGAGCGGTTCGGAGGTTTCGCGGAAGCCCTTCATTCTGCACGCGCATAAATTCGCTTCATTCTCTACCCTATAGTGTCTTTCCGGCACGAATTAAGATCGCTGAAGTTCGATTCTAAGGGCCTGTTTTTGCAGGTTTTCTATCAAAAATCAGGCATAAGCCATTTTACAGCCCCTTTTAATCGCGCGCGTCATACGCGCGTGAGAGCAGTTCTTCGACCATCGGGACTTCATCCAGCATGGAACCCAGAACGACCAGCGCGAACTTTTCCCACCGCTGGGCTGTGATCTCTGTTTTTCTCAGTTCGCGGGCTATGGTTTTCCAGCCTTTTTGTAACGACGGATCACTGTAGACATACCGCCCGCACAGGATCGTTTTGTAACGACTGTTCAGCCGGTCTAATTGCCCCCGGATTGTTGTCTGATCCGCACGGAGAACATCCTGCCGAACACGAAGTTCATTTTCCCGGCGCTGGCACTCCACATCATCGGCCAGTTTCACAGCCAGCGACGCGGTACTATCTCCCGGCGTGCTGCCGTGCGGCATACCGTCCATAGCAATGCCCTTGATGGGATTGTAGCGGTCTCGCAGTTCTGCCAGCTCAATGTTGACATCATCAAGCTGCGCTTCAATCCCGCCAAAGTAGCGCAAAATCATTTTCGTTTCTTCTGCCTGCATTTTGCCCTCCTACGCTCCGTACCGTCAAAATTCTGTCGAGAAGATAGGCCCTGCACCGGGCACACGCGCAACCTCCGTACTGCCGCCGGTCATCTGGGCGACACACCGGCCCAGTTTGGTATACGCCACATACTCCCCGTCTTTTGCCCATTCGAGGAACTGTTCATAGTTTTTTCTGGCTTCTTCCACGGTGCTGTTGATCTGGGCACGATCATAGCCCATAGAATCCAGCGCTTCGATGAAGAACCGGATCACGAGATCACCAGCGGTACGCCGTTCGGCCAGCGCGTCTTTTTCACGCTGTTTGCGCGGGTATTGTCCCGCCGGGAGGACAAACGGCTTATCCAGCATCGGTGCTGTGCGCTCTCTCAGCTTCTCGCGGGCTTTCGGCTGCCCGTAGGCGCTCATTTCAACCGTGTATACCTCTGCCCTGTGGTTCATTTCCGTGCAAAGCCGCTCCTGCTTGTCCCGGTCAGTAGAGTAGGAAAGTGCCGCCTTATCGTATTTCTACGACAGGTTTGCACAGACCTCTCCCAGAACCGTGCTTGCGCCTCTCAACGCACACGGCTCCCCATTTTTTGCTCCATTTCAAAAGTTATTCCGTTTTAGTTCCATGATGAATTCTCATGTGGCATTTGTGGCACACAACGATTGTCTTGCGCCTCTTTGCCAGCATGACTTTTTCCCAATCAGCTTTACCTTTCAGGTTTTTGACCTTGTTTACATGGTGGATTTCGTAGCTATCGCTGTCTGTACAGCCGCAGACTTCACAGACTTTGGCCTTCAGACGTTCCTCGAAGGATGTTGTGTTGTGCGAATAGCGATACGCCAAATCGGGCACTTTTTCCGTCAAATCTTTGCCTTTGCAATCGCTGTACTTAGCGAACATCATACGGCGTTTTCCCTTTTTGGTTTCATACGGAACACCCCATGCGCCAGTCCCATCTCTGTATTCATAACGAACCTTAGCAATTCGGGAGCGATGCTTGTTTGCGAGTGTTTTCAGACAGCTGTATTCCATCAGATAACCAAAGTAAACGAGCTTGTTGAAGTTGCTTGCAATGGCATAATAGTTACAGAATCCTCGGAGTTCCGCATTATAAATCATTACGATTTCCAAATCCGTGCGGTTCAGCAGAATTGGGCGATGAATAGGAATCAACCTCTTACCATCCCTTTTAGCGATGCTACGGGACAGCAAATAGGTCTCCACCTTATCTTTCAGTGGAATATTGAGTTCCACTTTGTTGTTCATAGTGCGCATTTTTCGTTTTCCAGAGCGTTTGACACTGGCATCCCTGCGCACCCGAACATCAAAACCAAGGAATCGGGCAGGAGTATTGCTGTGCGTAATAAGGGTCTTTTCTTGACTCAACTCCATTTTCAGAGTGTCCCGGACAAAATCCGTGAGTTTTGCCTTGATTTCCTCGCATTCCTCTCTTGTCCCATTGACTGCAATCAGAAAGTCATCTGCATAGCGAACATATTTCAATCGCTTATCGGTACACGCTTTTGCAGGTGTCCGAAACAACTGCTTTGTCAGTTGCTTGTGCTGAGCAATGAGCTGCTCCCGCATTGTCCCTTCAGCTTTCTTGATTTTCTCATGCAGTGCATCTCGTTTGTGCCGTATCGTGTTGTATTCTTCCGTAAAGTTTCTCGGATTGTATCCGTGGTCAAATTCCTTCTTCAGCTGCGTAATATATCTGTCCAGTTCGTTCAGATAAATGTTTGCAAGAATCGGGGAGATGATTCCACCCTGCGGGCATCCGCTATAGGTTTCATGGAAATTCCAGTCTTCCATATAGCCGGCTTTCAGAAACATACGAATCAGGTTCAGAAAACGAGCGTCCTTGATTTTTCGGTTCAGCACACCAATCAGCGTGGGATGGTCGATGTTATCGAAACATCCCTTGATGTCGCCCTCAATGAACCACTTTGCTCCGGTAAACTCATGCTTGATCAAGGCAAGTGCCGTGTGGCAGCTTCTGCCCGGTCGAAAGCCGTGGGAATAGATAGAGAAAATCGGCTCGTAGATGGCTTCCAGAATCATACGGATAGCTTCTTGCACCAGCTTGTCAGCGAATACAGGAAGTCCCAACGGGCGCAGCTTACCGTTCTTCTTTTGAATATAGGTTCTGCGTACCGGCTTGGGTTCATATGACCCTGTTCTCAATGCTTCAATGATGGCTGTCACATACTGCTCGCTAAATCCATCAGCCGTATCATCATTCACACCCTTCGTTCCTGCACCCTTATTGGAGTAAAGATGCTGGTAGGCGATGAAGTAAATATCTGGCCTCAAAAGATAGCGGTACAGTCGTGTGAAAATTTCATCGTGGTTCTTTTGGGAATTCTCTTGTAATTTTGTTAAAATCTCCATTGTTGATTTCATTGAGGCTTTCCTCTCTAATCAATTTCTGATTTTAATGCACAAAAAACTGCTTCTCTTCGCCATGTGAGCGGCTTTCCCGCATCCGATTTTACGGCTTTTCCTGTTAATTCAGGATTCTCGGACTACTACAGAAGCTCCGTTGTCATGCCGGATTTTCAGCGTCATCTTTCTAGCATAGCTTTGAAATTTATCACGTTGCTGCATTACACATAGCTTTTTCAAGCGTTCCGGTTTAGACAATCTCCAGTTGACGATAGTAGTAGGTCAATGTGAATTATCGGATATGCTTTTGTTCCGTTACTATCGGTTCTCCGACGTGCCGCACAGGGGATTAGCAACCCATAGGAAGGACTCTATTTCCTACGGTCCCTGTACCAAAGGTTTCAGACAATTTTCCTTTGCCCACACGTAACAAGGGCTTGGAACTCACCTTAAACAATTCAGTTTTATCCTTGTATTCACTTATCCTCGCGGTTCAGTCGTGCCCGATTGTCTTTAGGCAACTTGCCGCTTTCCTGCCGTGCTCTTTTCCCGTACATCTTTCGATTTTCGGTAAAGCAGGTGGATTCCCGCGTTGCTTTGCGGGGTAGTACCTTAACCACAGCCTCCTTTCTCTACTTCTACTATCGTCCCTACTGGACGCACGATGCCCACATGACTTTTCCCCGGCGTATCATACGTTCCTTCAAAGAAAACAAGGTCGCCGGGCTTTGCTTCGGCTTCGGAAATGTGCTGGCTCTTGTTCCACAGACCGTTGGCGGTGGTGCGCCCCACATTGTAGCCGTTCTGGTTGTAGACCCAGCAAACGTAGCCGGAGCAATCAAACCCGGTTTCCGGGGTAGAACCGCCCCAGACGTAGGGCGTGCCCACATACTTTTGCGCCTCCTTATAGATAGCGGCAAACTCGCTGTCCGTCAGGGCTTCCGCAGGAACCTGATAGTCGATGCCGGGTGTGCCGGAGCCATCGGAGCCACCGGGCGGCAGACCGCCGTTGAACAGATAAGGCCGACCACCCAGCGTATCCTGAAAGATCTCATAGCGTTTCCACTGGTCGTTGTCCAGTTCCTCCCGGATAACCACTTCCAGCCCTTTATTCACCAATTTGGTGTGGAAGATGCGGTACTCATAGGGCACCTGCGTAGGGACTGGGATTCCTGCCGGACTGATGACCCAGACGGTCTTATACCGTATCTGCACCTCCACCCATGTGGTCAGCTTGTACTGCTTTTTGAAGGTCTCCTTCAACTTGCCCTGCACCTCTGACCGGGTGTAATCGTCATAGAGAGTCGTGAGAAAAGAGGTCAACTGCCATGGGTCATGCTCGATGGGGTCAAGGTGATACTGGTACTCGTTGTAGCCGGGGTGGTCGGTGGGGGTGCGCTTGATCTTTTTGTCCAGCTCCTTTTCCAGCTTCTTGTAGTCGGTTTCGGCTCCCCGGATGTCCCGGTCCTCTGCGGTGTAAATGGTCTGACCGGATACCTGCGTGGTGCCTGAAAACAGAATGGAACAGGACGAAAATGCCGACATGACCAGCAGCAAGAGCAAAAGAAAAACGCCCACGATCAAAAGAACGTGCGCGTTACTTTTTGCAAAATTGGCAATGCCGTTGACTGCGGTACTGACCACCGATTTTCCTTTGTCGATGACCTGTTCCATGCCAGACTTCGCAGCAGTGGTGCCATTGGATACCGCTTTGCCGCCTGCGGTCTGTGCCGCTGTACCCGAATGGGCGGTGGCATAGTGACTTTTACGGATTTCTTGCCGCTGTTTCCAGCGTGAAAGCCAGTTGGAACTGCCCTCGCCGGTGCCGGATGCGCCTGCATCTTGTGCCGCAGGCGGCTTCTGCACGGAAGATTTTGCGGTTCGGGCCCTTTTCTTGCCCTGCATCTTGGCTTTCTTTTTCAGCTTTCTGGCGTAACGGCTCTTGGAAATATCGTGGGTAGTCTCGGCAGCTTTTTCGCCCTCGCTTAAAGCCTGCGTGCCCACATTGTCGTCCTCGTACTGATCAATCTCTCGATGTGCCGCAGACCGGGCGGCAGCAGCGGCATACATAGCACGTTTCTGCTGCTTTGTCATGCGGGATGCTTCATCCGGGGTTATCTCGGCTTTGCCAAAACGCAAATGCTGGGATTTCTCCGCAGCTTTGTCTGCATCCTGTTTCAGTTTCTGCTTTTTGGGCACCGACTGCTCCACTTTAGACTTTTTCGGAGGGGAGCGCGTAGCCGTGCGCTCCTTTTCCTCCTCGAATTTCAGCTTCGGCTGTTTCTCACTCATGCTTTTGCGCCTCCGCAACTTCGGAAAGGCGGGTCGTAAGGATGCGGTAGAGTTCAAGGTCTTTCGGGAAGTGGTCAACAAAGGGCAGGATCACGTTGCCGAAGAACAGCAGCCCTTCACCCTCACCGGAGTGAGTGACGTAGGAAAGCTGATGGGGCGAAATGTTCAGCTGCTTCGCCAAAATCTGCCGGTCTCCGTTCGCTTGATTGAGCATATAAACGAAGTCCGAGTTCTCAAAAATATTTGATACTTCGGGGCTTGCCAACAGGTCTTTGACGTTCTGCGTTAGGGCTGTCGGAATGCCGCCCCACTTACGGAAACGCTTCCAAATCTCCACGGAATAAGCAGCAGTCTGCTCTTCCTTCAAGAGCAAATGGAACTCGTCTGCATAGTACCGGGTGGATTTTCCGGCACTGCGGTTGGCGGTCACGCGCCCCCACACGGCATCCTGTACGATAAGCATACCGAGTTTCTTCAACTGCTTGCCAAGCTGCTTGATGTCAAAACAGACAATGCGGTTATTGATATCCACGTTGGTGTGGTGGTTAAAAATGTTCAAACTGCCCTTGACGTAGATTTCCAGCGCAGCCGCCACATGGCGTGCTTCCGGTTCGTCTTGCGTCAGCAGGGCGTTGTACAGATCTTCCAACAGCGGCATATTTTCTGGGGTGGGATTCTCGAAATACTTGCGATAGATTACATGGACGCAGCGGTCAATGACCGTCTTTTCCACCGGCTGCAACCCTTCTTTGCCGCCCACCACCAGTTCGCACAGGGACAGTACAAAGTCGGCTTTCAAAGCCAGCGGGTTATCCTCTTCCGAATAGTTGCTGTTGATGTCCATAGGGTTGATATACTGGGTGCTGGCAGGGCTGATGTGGATGACCTGCCCATGCAGACGCTCCACCAGCGGAGCATAATCGGCTGGGTCAGCGGTGTTACCACCGCCTTCCCGCCTAAGAACCGTACGTGACAGTTTCCCGTCATACGGCTCA